GCTTGCTTGGGGCTTCTCCGGTGCCCTCACCGGGCTTCTTAGGCGGTTGCACCGCAGTGATCGGCCCATGCGCCTCAACCACACCGGCAAAGTCCAGCACCATGCAATGATCGGTATGCTCCTTGGGGCGCATTCCTCGACCCGCCATTTGTACGTACAAACCCGGTGACATGGTTGGTCGTAACATCGCAATTAAGTCAATGTTGGGATAGTCAAACCCAGTGGTCAGGACGTTGGCATTTGTTAGCGCCTTAATCTTGCCTGCCTTGTAGTCCGCAATGATCTGCTCGCGCTCCTGCTTGGGTGTCTCCCCAAGGATACATTCGGCGGCAATACCCTCGTCGCGCAATACGTCACGGATGGCGATAGCATGGTCAACCCCGGCGCAGAAAAATAACCACGCCTTGCGATCCTCGGCCCAGGCAATGACCTCGCGCACCACCCGCAGGTTTTGGCTTTTGCTGTTAACGGCTTTCTGCAACTGGCTTTCAATGTATTCCCCGCCGCTCTTGCCGACGCCTTTAACGTCCAATTTGAACTGGGTTACTTTTGAGCGCAGCGGGGCAAGGTGCTTCTTGAACACCAGCTCCTCAATCGTCACTGGCTCGATCAACGCCGAGAATAGGGCTGGCTCCTCAATGATCAGGCCATGACCCAACCTGTATGGGGTTGCGGTTAGCCCTACAACCCGCAAGTATGGGTTGATCTTTTTGAGATCGCTCAGGAGCCAACGGTAGCCGCCTTCTTGCTTGTGCGATACCGTATGGCACTCGTCAATCAAAACGATATCAATGTAGCCAATCTGGTCGGCCAAATAACGCACCGACTGGATACTGGCAAACGTAATTTGATCTAATTTCTTGATGCCCATGCCAGCGCTGTAGATGCCCAACGGGGCGTCCGGCCAGTGCTGGCGCATCTTTTCGGCATTTTGCTCAATCAACTCCTTAACGTGGGTCAGCATCAGGATGCGTGTTTCAGGCCAGGTAGTCACGGCCTGCTTGCAGATCGCCGCAATGATGTGACTCTTGCCTGAGCCAGTGGGCAGTACCAGACATGGGTTGCCCGACTCGTATGCCTCAAACCAGCGATATAGATCGTCGATGGCGCGTTGTTGGTAGTCACGAAGGATCATTTAGAAGCCTCCATGCTGTTGCAGCCACGAGCGGTACTTGTCCATTTCCAATGGCTTTAAGTCTGTCCACCCGAGCGGCCACCCCATGAGCCACTCGACCCACGTTGGGTTCAGCTTCCCACCAACTCGACTTGCCAGTGAAGGTTCGTTCCTCAACGCTTCGCTTGGTGCGTTTGTTTCCTTCGCGTTGTGTGCTGTCGGAGTCGGCCACAAATGCCGATGGACTACTTGATTTGACAGGCTCAGTTGATGACCCCGATCCAAGTGAGCATCCATTGCTTCTTTTGACTTGTAGACCCCCCTCATCCCTTCTTGAGCCTGTGGAGTTCGCCACAATCCAGATACGGTCTCTCTGGTGGGGCGCACCAACGTCTGACGCTGATACGACACCCCATCTTGCATCAAACCCCAGCGAGGCCAAGTCTCCAAGGACAGTTCCAAGTCCTCTAGAAGTGAGCATTGGGGAGTTTTCCACATAGACGTATCTGGGTTCCACTTCGCCAATAATTCTTGCCATGTGACCCCACATTCCCGATCGGGTTCCTTTGATGCCAGCGCCCCGTCCTGCTGCTGATATGTCTTGACAAGGAAAGCCTCCCGACACAACTTGAGCAATTCCTCTCCACGGTCTTCCGTCAAAGGTTTGAACGTCATCCCAAATCGGGAAAGGCGGGAGAATTCCGTCATTTTGTCTGGCGAGCAATACGCTTGCTGCGTAGGGTTCCCACTCAACGGCACAGACAGTGCGCCATCCGAGCAAGTGTCCCCCGAGTATTCCTCCACCAGCGCCTGCGAATAAAGCCAACTCATTCATATCACCCTACAATTTGACCGTTAAACTTTTCCCTAATCTTCATCGCATCCTTACTCGGATCAGCACAAAACTCAGGGTTAGCAAGAATCTCTTTAGACCCAAACGTAAACTCATCAGGGTGCCCGTTGCGAACCTGATGCCCGTTTATGATGTAGATTGTTTTCCATTCATCGCCGCAATCCTCGCGTTGCCACGGCACCATGTCAGGGTGCAAAACATGCGAAGCGCACCCTTCACGTTGCCACTGCACCGGAATTTCGCTGCCACCGTGACGCTCGCAAACCCAAGTTGAATCTTCAGTGGCCGTACTGTGGGCGCAGGTGCGGCAGTTAACGTGCTCTGTTGTCTGCGTCTTGTGGCAGAACGTATGCGCTGGGCAGAACTTGCACTGATACCAAGTTGAATCAGTGCTTAGTGGCGGCGGCATCCTATCTGACAATGCAATCCGCTTACCTCGATTGATTGCATTGATTGCGACGCCTTCATCGTATTCAACCCGTTCGGTGTAGATACGGTCATCGTCTTTGCAGACGGCCACATACAAGGCCCGGTCAATCTTGGTGCCGTGCATATAGACCTGCATCTGCACAAAATGCTCAAACTTGGCCTGCTCTACGCCTTTCTTTTCTAGCTCGTCAAATGACTTTTTAGAGTGCGTTTTGAACTCGGCAACGTGCTTCTTTGTTGGCGCCTCCGGCACGCCGCTATCAATGATTGCGTCAAGCGATCCACCAACGTGCGAGCCAAAGTCCACGCGCATCTGGTTTTGAAGATCTCGCACGTTCAACCCAATTGACTTCAGATCGGCAATGATGGTTGCCTCCTCGTTCTGACCGCGCCTAAACAATCGCAGGATGCGGCCAGGGAACTGCTGCTGCACCGCCCATCTAAACGACAACCAAAGCCACCGGTCGCAAGGATGGCCGAGCATGGAAGCGCCCAAATGTTCACGGGTTAGCGAGACCCGTGATTCGTGCGCTTTGTCGATTAGCGCGGCAATGCTATGATTCGGACTTGGAATCTTCATGTTGCTCCTCTCCTGATTTAAGTCCCGCTGCCTCCAGCGGGATTTTTTTTGCCTATATTTATCTTATTTTTTCGCTAACCATGGTGGCGAAGTCTTAGCATTTGACGCAGGTGGTTTGACGGCAGGAGCCGGGGCCATGCCAGCGGCAAGCGCTTTCCAAGCTTTAACCTCGTTTGATGGCCCGTACTGCTCAGACTCGCGGATATCAATCTTGATCTGCATCGTTGTGCCGAGCAGTTGATCGGTATCGGTTACCGCAGACAAACCCACAGAACGCATGATGTCGCCAAGTTGCTGGCGGCCAATCTTCTCGGCTGCGGGGTTGGCATTTTTCACGTTCAAGTTGCCGAACACCACGCGACCCTGATGGTTTGGGCCTTGAATGTCGTAGCGAATCTTGATGTACTCGCCCGTGCCGCTTTTGGTTTGCTTGACCTCGGCGTCAGTGATCTGGGCAACGTACCAACCCGCCGGGACGACCTCGTAATTACGGTCAGATGTTGGCAGGGATGCAAGGGTAAAGGCTTCGTTAAGCAGCATGGATATCTCTCAAAGAAATGGTGAAGCTAGGCCGACCGGCTTCGCTTGTGATTGCGTCAAGCAGTGGTCTGGTTATCTCTTGGTCTGACTCCTTCCAGATTTTCATGTTTATTTCCGGTTTCCACCGGAAAAGCGTTGACAGGTGTTCGCTTAACCCAGCCTCACTAGCAAGCTCGACCAGCTTGTCAGCGTTGACCTTGCGGTTGATGCGCCCCTCAATCTTGATGCTGTAGGGGCTGTTGACTGGCACCACGTTCTCGGTGCCTTCAAAGTTTTTCGGAAAGTTAACTGCTTTGCAGATAATGTCCTCAAGTTTGCGGCGGTTCTCTGCCGCAATCTTTTCGGTTTCCTTGTACATGAGCCAGCGCTTGGCAAGCTCGTCAAGATCGTCGCGGATGAGTGCAGACATCTCAACCCCCAATCTTCTTAATGATCACACCCAGATCGGCATCCTCCCAGACCTGCAACTTGCCGGAACGATCCTTGGCAAGCCAAAGGCCATCGGAGTCGCACATCAAAGCGCGGCGGGAGTTGCCTTCGGAGTCTTTCTCGACGCGCAGGGCCAACACTTCATCGAAAAAGTAAGGCAGGCTTTGGCCCGTCTTGTTGCCAGGCATAGACGGGGCGTACAGCACTCGGCCCATCTCGTCCTGCGTTTTCTCTAACTTGGCGCTCATGTAAACGTGCTTGCCGGGCAAGTCCCTAAACCCTCGAATGATGTCGGCCATCTGCTCTTGCATCGCGCCGTAGGCCTGGCGTGGGTCTTTTGTCGCTTTCTTCTCAGTATTGAGAACAACTTCGGCAATCTCCGAAATGGAGTCCAGCGCTACCGATTCGAAAGCCTGCGCCTCGGCAGACTTGGTGAGCCACTGATATGCCTCACGCAAATCGTCCATGCTGGCGATCTCAATAAACGGCAGGTTGGTGTCAGCAATACTGAGCAACCCACCCTCCGCAGAAAGGATTACCGGGTTGGGAAGGGTAGGGATGAGACTGGTTTTGCCAGCCCCTGCCTGCCCATACACCAACAACTTGACCGTGAGCGCACCCGCCTCGCCGGTATGTCTTAATTTGATAGCCATCTACACTCTCCTAAAGAAAAAAGAACAGCACGGCAGCGTAGGCCGCGCCAACCAAGACTATGATGAAATTCTCAACCCATGATGCGTCTCGCAATTCCTTGCGAAACTGCTTCATCGCTTCGTTTGTATGCTTCATGCAAACATCTCCCG